ATTAAATATGAATTAATTGAAGATGTAGAAGAAGAAGAAGTTATTGAAAGTACTGATAAAAATGAAAATATTTTAGACAATTTTTTAGAAGAGAGTGTAAAAGAAGATAGTAAAAATTCAATTAAGCTAGGTGATTTGTATGATAAGTTTAATGAGTATTGTAAGAAGAATGAAAAAGAATATATGGATGCGGGTGAATTTAAAAAATTTCTAAAAAATAAGTGGGGTAAAGCTAAAGGCAAAAAGGAAATGCAAGAGTATGAAGGATTTTCTTTTGTATAAATATTTTTTATATAATTTATTATAAAAAATATTTTTTATAATAAATGAATAATTTATTACATTTAGAGTTAGAGAATGATATTTTAGATTTATTAAAATTTAAATCAAATTATTTAAAATATAAGAATAGGTTTAGTTTTTTTAGAAAAAGAAATTTTTTATATAAGCAGTTTTGGTTTAATGAGTATATTAAACAACGTGAATATATAAGAACTAAGTATTATATAATAAAATTACATAATTTCTAATAAAAAATTATTTAAATAAAAAAAAATAATAAGATGTAATGAAAAGTTCATTTTTAAAAGAATTATTAGAGTATATTAATGAAGATGATTTTGGAGATAATATATTTATTAGAAAAAAAATTATAAATTAATATTTTTAATAAAAACATATTTAATAATATCGTGAATTGTTTTTACTAAGATTATATTAAAATTATTATCTTCACAAGATAGTTCTTTTTTTCTAATTAATTCCAAATCATTAAAATTTTCTTGAGGAATTAAAACAGTTTTAACACCTGCTTTTTTAGCGCCTAATAATTTTGATGTTAATCCTCCTATTTTTTTTATATTACCATTAAGATCAATCTCACCTGTTATAGCGATATCATTTTTTACTGGTATATTAATTAAAAAAGAAAGAATACCTGTTGTTATTGCTGCACCACCAGAAGGTCCATCTTTAGGTGTTGCTGCATCTGGAGTATGAACATGTAATCCCCAACTTAAATCGTTCATTTGATCTAATATTTTTTTTTTATTATCGGTAGAGAGTAAGTTCCAAGCGATAGTTTTAGCACATTTAACAGATTCTTTCATAATATCACCTTGGTGTCCTGTAAGTTCTAAGCTAAATTTAGTTTCTGAGAAAGTTTTTGTAACTTCAATAACAGTAATTCCGCCAATTCCGGAAGATGTAGCAAATAATCCATTTACGAAACCAATTTTAGGAATATTAGAAATTTTATTAAAACTAATTTTAACGTGGTCTTCTAAAATTGAATCAATTTTTGCTTTATCAAAAGTATATGGAAAAACAATATCATCATTTTGATATATTCTTTCTAAATTAAATATTCTTAATATTTCAAATAATTTCTCTTTAAGTTTTCTTACACCTGCTTCGTATGTGTAAGATTCAATTATATAAATAATATTATCTTTCTCAAATATAATATCAGTTTCCTTAAAACCTAAATCTTTACATAATTCTGGTAAAATATATTCTTGAACAATTATAATTTTATCCTTTATATTTAATGGATTAATTTTTATTTCAGTTATTCTATCTTTTAAAATAGGATCTATAAGTGAAGAATCATTATAAGAAAAAATAATTAACGCTTTTGATAAATCTAAATCAATACCAGAAAAGTATTTATCATTAAATTTATCATTTTGAGTTTGATCTGTTAAATGAGTTAAAATACCAACTATTTCTTTACCATGTTCCGTATTACTAATTTTATCAACTTCATCAAAAAAAATGATAGGATTTAAACATTTTGAATCTATTAATATATCTACTATTTTACCCCAGGTTGATCCTAAATATGTATAATTATGTCCTTCTAATGTTGATCCAGCAGATGATCCTCCTAATGAAATAAACGAAAAAGGTCTAGTTTTATTATCATCATCGACTAAACATTCAGAAATACCTTTTTTAGCGATAGTAGTTTTACCAACACCTGGTGGGCCATTAAATCCAATTATTGCTCCATTATTTTCACCAGATATCCATTGAGCTATAATAGTTTCAATAGTTTTTTTAGACTTATCATTTCCATAAACAGAGATATTTAATTTATGTTTTACATCTGATATAAACTTTTTCCGATCTTTAATATAATTTTTCCATTTTTTAATTATATTTTGAAAGTCATCATAAATTTTATCTTTGGTGGAATTATCATCAATAATTTGTATATATTTATCAAAATAATTATTAATATTATTTAAAAATAAGTTAATTTCGTAATCAGTTTCAGGATAATCATATTTATTTAAAATATCATATAATTCTTGATTATTAGTTTTAATATTTTGAATAAAATCATTAAGTGTCAATTTATAATTATCAATAAAATTAAATATTTTATTAGTTTTGTAACAATTAAAAGGTATTTTTAGGAATCCATCTAACCAAGTTTGTGGTTTATTATCATTACCACCAAATATTCCATTACTAATTATTTTTAGTTTATCTAAAGCTTTACTTTTATTTAAGTCAGATGTATCTAATAACAAAATTTTTTTTTCATATGGGATATCCTCTAAAGTAATATTTTTAATTTTATTAATATTATCATTAAAATTATTTAAAACAAAATCAAATTTATTTTGAACAAAATTATGTAAACTAATATAAAGAATTTTAGCATTAAATGAATCATTACTTTTTAATAAAATATCGTATAATAAACTAGCTAAAGTAGCTAATTTACTTTCAGAAATTATTAATATTGTTAAAATATCTCTTTGTTTATCAAAATTTGCTGTTGAGAATATATTCAACAAAGTACTTAATGACATTGATTTATATGAAATATAATTTGAATATCCATCTTTAATTAAATCCAATATTTCTTTTGGAGAATGAACAATAAAATTTCTTAAAGTTAATTGTTTAAAAAAATCAAATTTAAATTTATCAGGAATACTTTCTTTTTTTAATAAATTATTAACATAATCATTTTTTTTTTTAAAGATAATATTATTTCTAATAATATTTAAATTATCATTATTAAAACATCCATAAATATTAATAAATTTGTTATTTAAATAAATTTTAATGTTTAATGAAAAAATATCTTCATAAATATTACTTTTTTTATTTCTATTTTTTACAAATTCAATAATTTCATTTTCTTTTTCTGAATCATTCTCTATTTTTAAATTTACACAAATAAAAAAATTATTATAAAATAAAATTAAATTTAAAAAATTATTTAATGTATTTTTTTTCCAATTAATATCAAATATATCCAAAAAATCAATTATTTTATCTGAACAAACTTTTTCATTTAATTTTATTAAATCTTTTAATATATTATCAATTTTTAAATTATTATCATAATATAAATCTTTTGATATTAAATTTTCATCTTTAATTTTAATAAGATCATTATATATACCATTAATACTATTTAAATTATTTTTGTAATCTTTATCTTTAATTATCCTTTTTTCTAAAATATTTTCATTATTTTTTATTACATTTTTAATATTATTCTCTATTAAAATTATTTTATTATTTATATCATCAAATTCTTTAATTTTATACTCATATAAATTTATTAATTTATTAAAATTTAATACTATATTATTTAAATCCATTTATATATCATAATATAAAAATATTTAAACAATTAGTGTAACATTTATACAATGGAACATTATATAAATTTAAATTTACCACCTACAGCAACAATGGAAGAAATAAAAAAATCTTATAATAATTTAATTAGTGATAATTTAGATGAGGAACAAAAAATTAAATTAAATAAAGCATATACTATATTATATGATTATTCTTCTAGAAAAAAATATGATAATTTAATGGAAGAAATTATTAATGTTACACCATTTAAAAAAGAGGATCAATTTCAAAATTTAAATGATTCAAAAGAAGAATCCAATTTTGAAAATGAGTTAACTGAAGATGAAAATAAAGTAATTAATCATTTAGATAAATTATTTATTAATTTAAATAATAGATTAGAAAATATAGAAAAATTAATATATAATAAAGAAATTAATAGTAATAATTTTTATAAAGAAAGAAAGAAAATAGAAACTAGTTTTTCAAATGGTAAAAAAATAGTTAATATAATTACAGATATTAATAATAATGGTGAGAAAAAAAGACAAAAAAAAACAATATCTTATGATAAAGATGGAAATCAAGATGTTCATTATAAAAATTATAATTTAAACCATAATTAATTTTTTTTATAGATACTTTTATGTCTATAAATTTTATTTCTAATCCAGTATACGTAATTAATGAAATAAATACTTTAAATTATATTTATTCTAATACATTAAATTGTAGATATAAAAGATTTCATGATAAAAAAATTTATTTAAAATTAAAATATAATGATAAAGGAAGATATATTAAAAGTATTACAATTTAAAAATTACCAGGTTTTTCTTTTTCTAAACATTTCCAAACATTTGATGTTTCGTCATAACCCCAATGTCCTATTTTATTTCGATCTGATCTTAATCTATGACATCCAATACTTCTCATAATATTTTTTGTAGTATTTTGCTCCCAATTTTCTTTTTTCTTAATATATTCATCATAATACGTTTTATATTTTTGATATTTATCAGGATCAAAGTCATTAGATAAAAGTGAATTATCAATACTACTATTATCAAAAGGAATATCAAATTTATTAATTAAAGTATACAGATCAACAATTTCATTAACTTGTTTTTTAATTTCAACTTTAAATTGGAAATCAGGATGTCTTTTAATAACTGCTTGTGTAATAGAAGTAACTACTTCATTTTGTTCATTAACTAAATTACCATCAGGATTTCTTTTGTAAACAAACATATTTGAATCAAACACTTCATTATTATTAGGATTTACGTTATCTAATTTTAAAGTAGTATTATCAGTTAAGTTTCTAATAATAATATTAACAGTAGATTTTTCATTATTTGGGGAATTCCAAATATATTCATATTGATAATTATCTAGCAGTTTTTTCATAGGAATATTAGATTCATTTGAAACATCAATTGATGGCTTTTCTAAATTATTCACAAAATATAAAAATTTATTATTTTTCATTTCAAAAGTACCAGTACTTTGTAATTCACCAGGTATTGGTTTAGTCAAGTCCTCAATTTTTAAATATTTACTTTTAATTTCATCTAAAGTAAAACTTTTTAATTGATTTCCATTAACATCATTTTGCAAAACTGGTTGAATTGTAGAATTATTCTTACATACCCTATTATTCATAATTTTATCATAAGTATCACAATTTTCTAATATATTATTATTATTATCTAAACATCTTCCAGTTGCATCTACATTATTACAAATTCTTTTTTCTAAATATCCATATGCTGCTGCACATGCTGGAATTATATTTTCTTCATTTTCGTATTCATCATTATTATTTACAGAACATTTAGAAACTTCTATTAAATTTTCACCACATCTTGATGAAAATTCTTTATTTACTTTTTCTTCACTACTAATTAAACTATTAAAATAATTTGTAGCTTGAGATTGAATTTCATTAGAAGTGTTTACAATAGAATTTAAACAACTTCCATCATATAACACACCATTTTGAGTATCAGTACTTTTTGTAATATTTTTAAATATATTTTTATCATCATTAGATATAATACCATCATTTTCTGAATACCAAGATTTATTAGTATTAGAATTAATATTTTTCATTGATTGATACATATCTACATCAATCTTATTTCTATCATTTATTGATATTGTAAAATTTTCAATATCTTTTTTAATAAAAGATATAGTAGATAAATATATTAATGTAACTAATATCGCCATCTCAAAATTATTACTACTTAAAACTCCAATTACTATAAAAAATACTAGTTTTCCTAATGGACATTTCATATTAACTCTTATCTTATCTGGAATTAAATCAGTAACTCCAAAAATATACACTATTAATACTAACAACATTAATACTTTATTATTATTATCTCTCATTAATGAACTTAAAAATTTATCAAACATATATATATATATTTATATTATATTTTTATTTTTATCTTTATTATTATAAATGAACGTTAATAAATGGGGACCCGGTGGTTGGGATTTTTTACACTCTATTACTTTTAATTATCCTTTAGAACCTACCGATCATGATAAAAAAATATATTCTGATTTCTTTAAATCTATCGGCGATATATTACCTTGCAAATACTGTAGAGACTCATTCAAAGTTTATTATAAATATTTACCTATTGAAAACTTCCTCGACTCTAGAGAAGGTGTCACCTACTGGCTTTATACAATACATACACTCGTTAATCAAAAAGTTTATAAACAAAATACATCATTTTACGATATTATTAAAAAATATGAAAATTATCGCGCATCTTGTGGTATTATCTCTAAAGATGGTAACCTTAATAAAAAATACAAATCTTGTCAAAATAAAAATCCTGAACAAATTGATATTGACTACCTAAATGAATTTTTATCTAAATCTAAAACTTATGACAATTATATTGACATAAATGTTAATAAACTTCTTTCATCTAAAGATAACCCTAATAAAAAATTAAAAAAATTTAAAATTAAATACTCACAGCCACATTCTCAATAGGCTTTAACTTGAATCTATAAAAACTTACACTTCCATCCTTGAATTCCGTATCTTTCATTTTTACTAACTCATCTAAACCATCCTTCGTGTCTACTGTTAAATCTCCACTTCCCATTAACCTTTTATCCTTTGTATAAAACTTTAAATATAAAATATTTACATTTTTTAATTTAGATGATAATTCAATTAAATCATTTTTTAACTCATCATAATCTACATCTAAATTAATGTCTCTTAATCTTAAAAATACTTTATAATAAGAATATTTAGTTTTAACACCTTTTTCTATTAAGAATTCATATGCATCCCTAGCATTATCTGTGTTGTTAAATACTAAAAATCTTGATCCACTACTCGTTTCATGAATATTATCTAAACCATCTAAATTAATTTCATCCTTATATTCATTACTTACTAATAATGTTCTACCAGGTTTTCTGTTACTTACTTTAACTTGTGTTTCTTCATTCTCTTCCATTCTATAATACTATTA